CAGAGTGAGTGTGTAAATGGGGGGGGAACACAAGGGGGGGGCAAGTGAGGTTGAGTATGACTGATGTATCTAAGTTGACCGAGAAACAGACTGCTTTGGTGGATACGCTTGTAGCCGATGGATGTACCGTGCGTGAGGCTGCTGGCAAAGCCGGTTACGCAGAAGGCGAATCTGGTAGAGTCAGTGCCAGTAAGGCTTTGCGTCAGCCTCATGTGCAGCAGTACATGATGCAAAGAGTGACTGAGACGCTCGGTCTTAATGCTACCGTGGCTGCAAGCAAGCTGCTGAACCTAGCCAAAGGTGCCAAGTCTGAGTACGTCCAGCTAGAAGCGTCAAAGGATATACTGGATCGTGCTGGCTTCAAACCTGTAGAGCGGTCTATGCACTTACACGCTGGGGAAATTAAGGTGAGCATAGATCTGTCATAGGGGTAGGGGTTGAAAAACTGGCTTTGCCAGTAGTCACGGGGTCCATCACTCACATGATTAGCGAAAAAAGCTCGTTAAAGGATTTGATAGAGCGCAGTCCGTATCACAGTTGGTGGGGTGAGAAGGAGTACGAATTGTACGTTGCGTTACCGATTAGTTTAGGTCAGTGTTTGGTTTTAGATGATGGCTTTGTTAGTTGGGGTTTCCCTGACGATGATGCGGTAAAAAAATATTTAACTACCAAAAGGTTTGAGCCTGAGTGGTTTGATGGCGGTGGTGACGAACTTTGGATAGTTGATTTTATTTGTTTGGACGGAAAGGTTCTGTCTATGGTCAAGGAGCTTCGCAGGATGTTTGTTGGCATTGGTCATAGAGAGGCTTACTGGTTGAGGACTGAGGCTCATAAGCTGGGCTGGATTAAGATATAGGAGAGAATTATGGGATCAGGTGGCGGCGGCGGTGGAGATGGCGGCAGAGAAAGAGGTCGCACTCGCAAGCCTAAGAAGAGGGTAACTTCTAAGGCTAAGCCAAAGAACACTACGCCCTTTAAGGCTAAACCAAGGCCACCAGTTAACCCAGCTAAAGAAGCGCGGACTGGCAGGGTCCAGACTCCTGCTGGCTTTTCTGCTGGTGTTGCCAAGGCTAAGTTCAGAGGTCCAAGCCCATTAGATGTTAAGGCCACCTTTGGTGCTGTTGGGGATCTTAGCGCAGATCAAGTTGCCGCTAATGTTGCTGGTAGGCCCGGTCTTAATGTTAGCAACATGGGACAGCTAGCCACTAGGTCTAGGGTTGGTCAGTTACCAGCAGGTGATGTAATGATTCCTAGTGTTGGCAGTGCTGCTTTAAATATTGCTAATATTGCTGGCAAGAAAGCCGCTTCTAACATTATGAGTACCATTGCTTCTGATGCCCCTACTATGAAGGATGGCAAAGTTACTTATGGCACTAAGTTAGTTACTGACAAAGGTACAGGTGCTGCGACTAAGTTTGGTGACATTCAAGGTTATGTAAAGGGTGGTCGATACACAGGCAGAGGCGACTACAGCCCTGACTTATTGGCTGGGGGTCCAGTATTGGAAACTGTGCGTGACAAGCCACAGAAAGATGACAGTCCTGATCCAGCCCCTCGTCCTAAGATTGAGGATAAGCCAGAGGTTGTGGTTGATGCCGATATGGGTACGTTGACAACCAAGCGGCGTAGAGGCAGTGGGCGTAAAGGTGCTTTTGGCACAAGATCCTCGTTAGTCAATCTTAGAAGCCTTGGTAAAAAGTAATGGCACCAAAGACACCAGCATGGACAAGAAAAGAAGGTCAGAACCCCAAAGGTGGTCTCAACGCCAGAGGTCGCGCCTCTTACAAAGGCGGCACACTCAAGGCTCCAGTAAGGTCGGGGGACAACCCACGCAGGGCATCGTTTCTTCAACGGATGGGGAATATGAAAGGGCCGGAGAAGGACGAAAAGGGGAAACCAACTCGTCTACTTCTAAGCCTTAGAGCTTGGGGTGCTAGCAGCAAAGCCGAAGCAAGACGTATTGGTGCTGCTATATCTCGTAGAAACAAGGCTAAGAAAGGAAAAGCGTAATGAAGAAAAAATCATTAATTAAAGCTAGTAACAGCAATAATAGCAATAGTATTCAAGATAAGCTGAAGGCTGGCGCATTGTCTGAAATTCGCAAGAAAGCTGAAAAGGGCGAGGATCTTCAAGGCTTGCCTTACTCAACAATTTTTAAACTTCTTACTGGCAAGACCATTAATAATCAGGGAGCAGAATAATGCCAAATGTAATGGGAAAGAAGTACGCCTACACACCAGCGGGTAAGAAGAAAGCCAAGAAGGCCGCTAAGTCTTTGCTAACCGCAAAACAAAAGACACTGCCAAAGGCAATGCAGAAAAAGATTATTGATTCAAAGATGAAGCAAGCATGAAGTGGCAGTTTACTGACGGCACTCCTTACGAGGGTCCAACGATTCAAATGCCTGACGGACGCACTCTGTCAGGCGCAACCTATATGCCTGACTCACGCCGAGTAATACCTATGGAGGTCAAAGATGGCGGTCAACGAAGCGGGGAACTACACGAAGCCCAAGCTAAGAAAGAGCCTGTTCAACAAAGTAAAGCGCGAGGCAAAGGGCGGCGCAGCGGGTCAGTGGTCAGCAAGAAAAGCACAAAGGCTAGCTCTTCTGTATAAGAAGGCTGGCGGCGGGTATACAAACTAATGGCACTCGCGGATTCACAAAAGTCGCTTAGAGCTTGGACGCGACAAAAGTGGGGAACTAAGTCGGGTAAGCCATCCACTCAGGGCAAAGAAGCTACTGGTGAGCGTTACCTCCCTGCGTCTGCCATAGCTGCCCTGAGTGACGAAGAGTATCGCCGCACTACCAGAGCGAAGCGGGCAGCGATACGAAAAGGTAAGCAATTCGCCAAGCAACCAAAGGATGTTGCTAAAAAGGCAGCAAGTCATAGATGAGTTTCTTACACACTTTGAAGCCAGAAGAACGTGAGGTTCTGAGGCGTGTGGTTAAAAAGGTACACCTTTGTCACCACCCAGAAGAGTTTTGTACCGACCATGAGGCTGATAAAGTCATCGCCTCCATAGGGCCGGAGATAGTTGAACGCATGATTAAGTTTGGTAGGGACCACAAGGTTGACCAACTTTAAGTACAAGCCTGATGGCGATACATTAAAAGCGTTTATGAAAGATGACACATTCTTTCGTGGCATCCGTGGTCCTGTAGGCTCTGGTAAATCTGTTGGTTGTTGTGTTGAAGTGTTCCGTAGAGCATTGCAGCAGAAGCCAAACAAACATGGTATTAGGCGCAGCCGTTGGGCTATCATTCGTAATACAAACCCACAGCTTAGAACAACAACGATAAAGACTTGGCTTGACTGGTTTCCCGAAGATCAGTGGGGCAAGTTTATGTGGTCTGTACCTTATACGCATAACATTAAACAAGCTGACTTAGAGCTTGAAGTTATCTTCCTAGCCCTTGATCGCCCAGAAGATGTAAAGAAGCTGTTGTCGCTAGAGCTTACTGGCATCTGGATCAATGAGGCTAGGGAGGTTCCAAAATCTATTATTGATGCGTGTACTATGCGTGTTGGTCGCTTCCCTTCCATGCGTGAAGGTGGTCCTAGTTGGTCAGGGGTAATCGCTGACACTAACGCCCCAGAAGAAGATCACTGGTGGCCTATCATGTCTGGCGAGGTGCCAATCCCTGACCACATCCCTCAAGAGCAAGCGCGTATGTTGGTCAAGCCTGACAACTGGAACTTCTATGTGCAGCCAGCGGGTATGTTAGAAAAGACCGATGAACAGGGTGGTGTGTTTGATTACGAGATAAATCCTGCTGCTGAAAACTCAAAGAACATGCTTAAAAGCTATTACACCAATCTTGTTCGCGGTAAGACAAAAAGCTGGATTGATGTCTATGTAATGAATAGGCTTGGTACAATCCAAGAAGGAAAGCCTGTCTATCCTATGTTTGTAGCCGACACTCACATAGCCAAAGAAGAAATACCAATTGCTGCTGGTGTTCCACTGTACATTGGTATCGACTTTGGTTTGACTCCTGCTGCTGTGTTTGGTCAGAAGGTTAGGGGCAGATGGCTAATACAGTCAGAGATTGTTGCTATTGATATGGGCATTGTTCGTTTTGCTGAGATGCTGCGCCAAGAGATTGCTACTAGGTTTGATGGCCTTGATGTACATATCTTTGGTGATCCAGCTGGTGACTTCCGCGCACAGACTGATGAAAGCACACCGTTCCAGATACTCAGAGGTGCTGGACTCCGCGCACAACCAACTCATAGCAACTCGGTAGATCTACGCTTAGAAGCTGTATCGTCTAACCTAAACAAGATGGTCGAGGGCAAACCAGCGTTTATGATTGATCGCCGTTGCCCTACGCTTATAAAAGGATTTGAAGGCGGCTATAGTTACAAAAGGTTACAAGTGTCTGGTGAGAGGTTTGATGACAAGCCGGATAAGAATATGTACTCTCACATACATGACGCTTTGCAGTATCTAATGTTAGGTGCTGGTGAGGGCAGACAGTTAATATCGGGGCAGAAGCCTCTTAGAGCCTTTAATGCGAAAGCTGAGTTTGATGTGTTTGCTAGAAAGCAAAAACAGCCAAAGCGTCAAGGATTATGGGCAAGACTTTGATTTGTGCGTTGCGCTATGCAGCAAACTATGTTTAGGAATAACCTTTAGCCAAGGAGGTTAACATGTGTATAGGCGGCGGTTCACGCGCACCTTCTATTGATCCAAGCATCAAAGCTGAGCAAGAAGCTCAGAAGGCAAAGGCTTTGGAAGAAAAAAAGACTGCAAAGCAAGAGGCACTTGAGCAGACTGTATCTGAGATGCGGCGTGGTCGTGGTCGAAGATCTTTGATTTCTAGCTCTGGTGGTGGCATGGGTTACTACAACGAGTATAGTAAATGATTACATACACTGATTCAGACATGGGGGCTATGGGCGGTGACGATAAAGTTGCTGCTATGTATTTGAAAAAATACGATAAAGCCAAATCTCTTAGAGAAAACTTTGTTCCTTTGTTTGAGGAGTGTTATGAATATGCTCTACCTCAGAGGGAGTCATTCTATTATGAAACTATTGGACAGCGCAGAGACGATAAGATCTTTGATGAAACAGCGGTGGTTGGCGTTCAAGAGTTTGCCTCGCGCTTGCAGCAAGGCTTGGTACCGAACTTTGCACGTTGGGCTGATTTTCGTGCGGGATCAGAGATTCCTACCACAGAGCGTGACTCGGTGGATAATGAACTCGATGAGGTAACTGACTATGTTTTTGAGGTAATTCAGAACTCTAACTTTGGTCAGGAAGTACACGAATCCTTTATGGACCTTGCCGTTGGTACTGGCGTTCTGTCTGTTGCTGAAGGGGATGCTATAAATCCTGTAGTGTTTTCAGCCATCCCATTGCCACATGTTGTGTTGGACTCTGGGCCTGATGACAAGATAGATCATGTGTTTCGTGAGCGTCAGGTTAGAAACTCTGACATACCAAACATGTATCCAAAGGCTAAGATTAGCAAGAAGCTACAAGAGCGGATTGATAGACAGCCAGAAGAACGTATTAAGATTCTTGAGGTTGTATGCAAAGATTACTCTATAAAGAATGAAGATGCGTATCTATTCTATGCTATTGAGTGCAACACCAAAGAGATAATCCGTGAGGAGAAGTATCAAGGTGTGGGGTCAAATCCTTTTATTTGTTTTCGTTGGTCGAAGTGCAGCGGCGAAACATACGGACGAGGACCGCTTATCAACGCTTTATCAGCGATCAA